TTGATAGGTTTCCCATTGTTGCATTATAACCTGCTTTATTACCAATAAATGTTGAAAGTTGAACAAGTGGTGTATTGTAACCTGCTTGTTCTCCCAATGCAATATTATCAATAGGACCTATTGGTCCAGCTAAAGGATCTGTAGAATACAATGACGTACCATCAGTGGCAATTGATGATGCTGACCCAGCTAATAAATCTTCAACTGTTATTACTCCTGCTAAGTAACCGTCATCCCTGCGGTCATCTTTTAATCCTACTGGTATTACTGATTTAGTTGGATCAACTGAGGTTACTTGACGTTTACCTTTTACCCAAGAAATAATATTTAAAATATCCATTGCTTTATTTTTTAATTAATACATATAATATAATATACACAATATTAATATAAAAAACAAAATCCCAGAATAATAATCTGGGATTCCCTTACCTATCATGTTAATTTAATACGTTTAAATATTAGAGTACACAAATATATAAAAAAAATTCCCAATAAGAATAAACTTACCGGGAATCTTTTTTCAGCGAGAAGACTGAGAAGAAAAGGAGGTGCTAAAGTATATATAATATTTTAATTATACATACCTTCTACTTCTCTTTTTTCTAACTTTTTTTATTTTAGGTAAACCTTTTCTTGCAGATTGTCTATGCTTTATCATTGCATTCTTCATGCGCGCATCCTCACTTCTCACAATTCTTTCTCTATTTCCTAGATCAGCATTGTGAGTCCTACCTTGATTATAGTTAGGACCTACAGAGTGAGGGGCACATGAATACAACAAAAACAAAAACAAAAAATATCTCATTTCTTTAACTCAGCAATTCTTCTTTTTAAATACACTTCTGCTTTTTCTAAGTCTTCTAATTCTTTTGACTTATCTTTTTTACCAGCTCTTGCAACATACTTAATAACATTACCTAAGTAAAAGTCTTTATCTAACCCCCATGCTTCAAGAACATTAAATACTTCATATGTACTGTTAGCTCCTCCATAATGAGAAGGTCTTAGTGGAGAATGTTTAGCAGTACAATCTGGTGCTGTAACTGCTTTAGGTTTTGTACCAGCAAATGGATCATTACCTACATAAGGACTAGACTCAGTTCTTCTAAGATAATCCTTATACATTTCTTGACTTTTATTAGCAGCAATCTCAGCCATAATTTTCAAACTCTTATTATATGTATTAGATGACTCAGGTTTTCCTGCCATCCTTTTATATTCATCACAAACTAATTCGGACATCTTACCAAACAATTGCAATGTCATACTCACTCAACATAAGCTTGATGCTTTCTTCTACCTCAATTACTTCTGCATTTTTAATTGCATTAACTGAGATATAAACTTGGTCACCTGCTGCTACAGTTTTAACTTCTTCTCCAACGGCATACACTTCTAAACGTGTCCATTGTTTCATTGCTTCTTGCTCAATGTGTGCTTTATCTGCTTCACTTAATTGGATAGCTGATTCTTTCATTACTGGTTGGTTAACCAATACTCTACGTCCTTTTAGACTCTTAAATGCTGTACTCATGGTTTTTGTTTTTTATTATAACTTAACATTTCTACTTTCAATTTTGGATAACTATTATACCCCACCAAATTAAAGTCCTGTAAAGATAATGAATTAATTACACTATTAAAGTTTAAACGTGATGGATTTTTTAAAAAAAGTTTAAACTTAGATTTATCAATTTCCAGTTTACTCTCTCCATATAATTCAGGATCTCTAAACATTAACTCTTTAGCTACGTCAACTTGATTATCATATATATGTACATTCTTTAACTCTCCTATTACTGCGTTGCATTTATATCCTGTTAAGATTTCCAGTACTTGTGCTAGTGCAGCATAGAACATTATATTAACAGGAGTACCTAAGAAAAAATCTGTAGACCTTTGACTCCATACTAATGTAAACTTATAAGTATTATCTATTGGTTGGCACACTACCTGGAAAGAATAATGACAAGGAGGTAAACACATATTAGGTAAATCAGCAGGGTTCCAAGAGTTAACAATTAATGATGTTGACATAGGTGTTTTAATCATGGAAGAAACAAGGTTAAATAACTGATCAACTCCATTGGAGTTTCTCCACTGATGAGAATAGATCTTACCCATATCATAAATGTGCGCGGGTAATTCTTCAATCTTTTTATCATCATTTTTCCAATCCTCATATAATGCTTTTGCTGTTGTTTCATTGTACTTATTAAATCTGGCCCAATCTTTATCCCAGAATCTAACACCACTTTTCCACAAATCTCTTATATCTGTAGAACCAGACATAAAAAATAATAACTCAGCTATTGCTCCTTTGAAATAAATCTCTTTAGTGGTTAATGCTGGAAACCCAACACTAGGTCTGCAATACAAATTGATCATTGCTATCTCAATTCTTTCTACTCCTTTTCTATTTGGGTCTTCATACTTATATCCCCCATAATAAATCTCCTCTAATACTTTCTTGTACTGCGTATCAAATACTGCCATATATCCTTTTTATAAATTACTTCTCAAAAAATAAGCTCTAAGTTTTTACCTCAGAGCTTAAGTCTTATCAATCAAATAAAAATAAATGTACCGTAAACATCTATATTACGGATGTAAAGATAAGTATTTTATACTAATTCTTTATACATTTTTTCAAATATTTTTTTAGACATTACAGAGTACTCCCCGTTCCAATCCTGTATAAGATAGTCCCCCTCATCAATTCTAAATTCTCTACCCCCGGTGTTAATCCATAAAGCCCAAAACTTTTTCTGCCTATAATCAACCATACCTTCAAAGTCTTCTCTACTAGCAATTTCTAATGCCATCTTCTCCGTACCATCATACTGCATTGCCTCAATAGTCTTTGGTCTCTCTGTATATAATTTCATGATCACAATTTTAATAACACAAATATATAAAAAACCCAGGAAGTAATTCTTGATCAGAGAAACTTTCCTGGGGGTAGTAAAGTTATAGACTAATCCTTTCCTTTACTGAGAAGTCCAAACCTGGGACGCTGATCTTACGGTAAGCGTGTCTGGCACATATATACAAATATAAAACAAAATCCCCAGACTGGCATCTGAGGATCTTCTTACCTAACTTTAAGTTAACGAGTTTTTCATGTGTGAAAGTATGAACTTGTGCAAATATAATAACATTGGTACAATATCAGATAACAATTTCCGGGAATTTTCACCCCGTGCGTAATCTCTTAATGTACAAATGCCATTGGGTATTTGGGCCTGATGTATGTAAGAGAGTGTGGTGGGCCCTCAATAAAAAACCCCCCGGCCCTTCAGGCCTAGCTGGTACCCCCTATGCTTAGAATAAAGATCCAACTCATGACTAGTATTAAATGTAAATAATTATGAGAACAGACATAAAAATTGTTCTATTGTTGGTGGATCCATCACTAGAACAACCTACTGCTGACAACAGCAGAGTAAAAAGTTTGAGCCAAGCTCAAGCATACATCAACTCATGCATAACAAAGCAAGAGTTGATAAAATACAAGATTACCCCAATTGGAGTTAATCTTATATTTGAGATAATCAAGACTAAGTAAAGGGTATATTAACCCTTTACTTTTTTTCTCTTATCCAACTCTCTACTCTTATTAAAACATATACTATGAAATACTCATTTACTTTTTTGTTTGTGCTATTCACTAGCATAATACTAGCTGGATTCGCATATGAATGCTGGCTAGAGAATTCACCCACTTTATGTGGTGTGATGACATGTCTTTCATTTATATTCTTCATGGGTGCTATTGCTGCTCCTGATAATGAAAAATACAGCAAAGACTATTATAATAAACATAAGGGATTATAACCCTTATGTTTTTTAAGTCATCCAACTCATGACTATTATTGATATTAATTTAAATTTAAATACTATGGAAATAAAAATTGACAAAAGTGTAGTTACACAAGAGCTATTAAAGTTTAATATGTTAGATAAACATACTGTAAATGCTATAATAATAATGCTCAATAATAGAATAAACTTATCTGATAGTGCTTATACTACAATGAGTAACACAGATTGGTTAATACATTTTAGAAATGAACTTGTAATACATAATCAAGAGTAATAAGAGTGGGTATTAAACCCATTCTTTAATCCAACTCAAGACTATTAATAATTTAAACTTATATATTATGAATACAGAAACTGTACACAAAATAATAGATCACATCAATAAACAAATTGATATGATTAATGGTTATGCACTTAATAACCAAGGTGGTTTAACTGAAGCAGAAGCTATCAGTGCTATTGCAGGTAGAAAAACTCTTAAACAATTAAAAGAGTATTTGCAAGAACATATTGAAAAATAACAAGAGAGGGCTTATGCTCTCTCTCTTTATTAAACCATTTTATAACTAATAATAATATTAATTTAAACTTATATATTATGAAAAAAGTATTTACAGCAGATAAACAATCTTATGGATCAGGGTTCTTTCAAGTGTGCAATTCTCTTGAAGAATTAAAAAGAGCTATCATTGATCATCATTGTTATATGTTTGATGATGAAGATTCTGAACGTGTATACTCAGATGATTTGTTTAAAGAAGCTTGTGCAAAGGGACAGTATACCCCTTTTGAGGTTGACCTTCACCCTGAAGAAGAAATTGTATTTGATGGGTATGATGGGCAATCTTGGTTCAAGATTGAGAAGATAAATAAAGGCGTTTTATCCCGTAGTAGAAGAATTGAAGAATAACAAGAGTGGGTATTATGCCCATTCTTTTTTTCTTGCTTCGCAGCTTTTTTTATCCAACTCACAACTGATATGGATATAAATTGTTTAACTAATAAAAAATTAAAGTTATGGAAACTAGTAAAGACCAAATTGTAATGTGCAACATCAAAGGAATTGATGCTGAGATTAATGTAAACACTAACGGTAAAAGATACCGTAAATGCACATTAACAGCTTCTTCAGGAAAGAATGCTAGAGGTGTGATTTATGAAAGTGTTTGGGATAAAGTATCTCAAGGAGATGATGTAAATGTTGCACTTTCAGTAATGGAAGACGGGAAAACTATTATCCCTAGTGTAATTGGTTTACCACTTGCAAGTCTTACATTTGAAGACTTTGGAATTTCAGCACCTTCTACAGAGATTATCAAAGAAGACTTTGAGTTCTAATAATATAACCTCTACCTTAACAGGTAGGGGTTTATTATTTTAAAGTTGCTGAGTAAGCATAGTTAACTGTTTACTATTTCTTGACTGCGTCAGCTTCTTCTATCCAACTCTTAACTGATTGGGGTTGATTGTGCAGAATAACACTGGTCAACTGGTACACAGGTAATTGGTTTATTATATATATGGTCTAACACTAATTCTAATTTATCAAGTTAAATAAGATTAGTCAGCATCATTAAGATAATGTGGTCTAACAGTTCTAGATATAGTACAATAAGAATACTTTGTATCCCACCTGTGGGCAAAGTAGACTCACATCCTGATAATCAAGCAGTTATATTTTAGGCATAATTAAAAATTGTACGTGAAAAGGTGTGAGAAGATGGTGGACAGAAGAACTATCACCTAATCTTATGCTTCAAGTAACCCACTTAAATCACTGATACAGCTATACATACAATTAAATATATAGCTAAACAAGTATAAGTACATTAATCTATCATACTATTAGTCTTAGTACTAGTATTATCTATAGTAATAGTATTAACAGTATTATTACTTGTATTAGTACTATATCAAATAAGAGTATTATAGTATCCGGTTTATTTGCAAATTCAACTAAAAAATATAAACAATGGAAGACTTAACAGTAAGATCAAAAACAGTGCTTAACCTATTAGGCATTGAAACAGTAGAACAATTAGTATCTGCTGAGTTACCTGAAATAGGTACAGTGATTAAAAGAGATGTGTTCTTTGGTAGTATTACCTACTCAAGAAAAGTAGATGAAGAACTTAAACAAGTTATTGAAAAAGTTAAACTAGATGTAGGTAATATCTTATTCTAGTTTATTATTACTCTCATCCAAGCAGGATTATTTGACATGAGATCCATGTAACAGTTGATGCCTGTAGTCAACTATAAAATAGGCAGGTAAGGATTGCAACCTTGTGAGAGTACACGGAAAGTGAATAAGTAGCTTTCAAGCTTTGTGGATTACAGCAAAGTATAGTAGGTGGAATTCCTACTTTAATGTACCATTCCTGATTCCCAAGGTCAGGCAGTTGTAATAACTACAAAACTTTATAGAGTATAAGCGGGTAGACAAATCTATGCTACGCAATTAGCTACCACCTAAACTGCAGTATATTGCAAGATGCAGGTAATGGATACTGAGGTAAGCTCTCAGTGATTTGTCCTATAAAGATGTTATTATAACTGAGTACAGAGGGGTTATTAACTGAAAAATATAAACTGAAAATTAAAACTGAAAAGATTATGAAAACATTTAAAGACTTAGAATTTACAGACAAAGACCATATTGATGGTCAAAGAGCTGTATTAGAATTTGATAATGGATATGGTATATCTGTTATAACAGGATATGGAGCTTATGGTAATGCGGAATCTCCATATGAAATAGCTATACTTAAAGAAGGTAGCTTATGTTATGATACACCTATTACAAATGATGTAATTGGGTATAATACAGCAGAAGAAGTAACTAAAATAATGATTAAAATACAGGAGTTATGATTCTACTAGAGATTATATTTGGTTTTATCTTTGTTACCCAAATATATAGTTGGGTAAGAGAGTTAAATATTCATCACAAGAAAATCAATAAAAGAAGATGAGATTTAGTATTAACTACACTGTGGGGAGATTTCCTCACAGTGATATAGTAACTTGTGTTACTGTAGGTGATTTAATAAGGGCTATAGACCTAGTACTATATGAAAATAAATTAAACCGGGAAGAAATAACAATAGAAGAGATATGGTAGGATTTGGAGGATACATCTGTGATGTAATAATACAAAGATATGGTACAAGTAATCCAGCAATTAGATTACTTGATGTAGAGGATGGTATGCCTGTAGCAGTAGCTACACTTAATGCTAATGGTCTTGAGTTAGATGAAGTAGCTATAAAAGATTACTCAGAAAATAAAGGTATGTATGAAACATTACTTGAGAATGGTATTATACACCCAAAACATAGGGAAATAAGTACAGGTCATGTTACTGTACCAGTGTGTAAACTAACTGAATATTATACACTATGACACAGGAGTTTGTAAATTATAATCAAGCATTAGCTCTTAAAGAGTTAGGGTTTGATGAACCTTGTTTTGGTTTCTATTCAGTGTTATATGATTTAATGATTACACAAACAAATGGTAGAAAATCATTATTTGAATCTGAATGTTTAGCACCACTTAAACAACAAGTATTTAGATGGTTTAGAGAAAAGTATTCTTTACATCATGTAATCCATCAATTTGATTTTAAGAAAAATACAGATGAAGAATACTTAGCGGAGGTTAGTCTTAAAGATGATGGATTTTCATATTATAAAACATATGAAGAAGCAGAATCTTTTTGTATAAACAAATTAATAGAAATAGTTAAAAACAAATAGTATGAAAGAGGGGATAGGATTAGCAATATGTGGTATTGCATTAGTTGCACTTGCAACAGTAGGAGAAATTAAATGCATCATCAAAGCAGTAAGATGCAATTGGGAACCTATAGGTAAATCAGAAATAATATATACAGGAGCTGCATTAACTGGATTAGGTGCAATAGTTGGATATATTGATATAAAAGATAAGTAAAACAAATAATTTAAAAGTTATGACTAAAATTGTTAAAAAATCTCAACTAGATTTTAATAAAATAATATCTGATTTAGAACAAAAGTTATCTGTTGTACAAAAAGATAAAGAATTAATTCTTAAAGAATTGTATAAAAATATTGAAATGGTGCAATATCATTGTAAAATGGTTGAAGAAAATACAGGTTCTATTACACAAGAAGATATTGTTTACAGCTTGAATCTTTTGACTAGAGTGATGAAACAAATTGTAAAAAATAATTAAAACATTTCCCTGCTAATGAATAAACAGAGTACAAGCTGATCAGAATATCCGTGTACGTGTCCGTAATTAGTCTGCAGTGAGGTATTTATACACATTCAGAGTGTAGTTGTTTAGGAGTTAGATGTTATAATGCTGTTTCAGCGGATGTATTCTATAAAGAGTTATAACATTACTTACTGAGAGTACAGGGATTTATTAGGTTAGGTAGCTCAACTGGCTAGAGTAAGTGGTGAGTGTTGAGAGGGTAGGGAGTCATGACCTGAGAGTATCAAGTTAAATCTTGCCGCTAGGTTGCAGGTTCGAGTCCTGTTCTAACCACAACACGATATGTTAATGGGAGAGTTTGCATCTTGCTACTCATGCTTTACGCACCAACCTCTGCACGTTGAAAGAAACTGGGTACTGCAATTAAAGATGGAATACATCAGAGTTATTCTGATAAGATGCTGTATGAAATTGATAATAGTTTTATCTATGACTGAAGTTTACCCATGGGAATGTTAGTAAGTCATGAATCTCCTGTAGCTCAGTTGGTAGAGCATCTGATCCAAAAAATCTGGAGGTCACTGGTTCAAGTCCAGTCAGGAGATCAAAGTGTATTAAAATGAGTAAAGAAAAAGAAAAACAAAATGGTCAAGCCATGAACCAGAAAATCATGGAAAGGTTAAATAAGTATAATAAAGAAAAAGATGGCAGAGGAACTGAAAAGTCTAAGGGAGAGTCTAAATGATGTTGACTCATTGAATGCGTCATGGGACGTAAAAGAGTACATCAAGAATGAGATTGCTTATGCAATCATGTGTCTTGAAATCACATTAAGTTTGTCTTAATGGAAACATTATTAGTAATTAGTTGCGCAATAGCAACAGTGTTAATTATTGCAATAGCAGTAATAGAAGTAGAAAAAAGAAGTATTAAAAACAATTAAAACATTTGGTCATGTTAAAAAAATTATTCAAAGTATTCAGAAAAAAAAACTATAACACTAGTAAAGTGTTCAAGTTGTCAATCATTAATGATGAGTCAACAAATTTATCAGAAGTATTAGGTATTACAGATGATAGAAGAGATCAGTTAGCTTCTTTATGTAGAGAAGCAATCAAATTAGAAAAACTATCACAGTCTTTGGACTTGGTTTATTCAGAGTGTAAGCATGAGAATGAAATAGCTTATGCTACTTTATTATTAGGTAGATTGCATGAGAGAGAAACTGATAGAAGTGCCTCTTTGTTGAGATTATTTGAAGCATTATCAAAATAATGAATGCTGAGGTAATTATGTCGGTTGTAGGGTTTGATAAATCCTGCAACTTTGAGGTAGATGGTAAAATATATACAGGAGGTGTAACTAAAACAGTTATGCCACCTATCTATGGTAATGTGGAAGAAATATGTGTGAATAATACCCTTGATATTGAGGTCTTTGACCACTTTGACTGGGAGTTATTCTTTAAGTTAAGATCAGCAAAACAGTCATTATGAGTCAGATAACTATTACTATAGATGATCAGATACTGGTAAATTCACTAGATGCATTCATTGGACATGGTGAGATAAGAGATCTTATTAAAGATATGTTTACTCATAATGATAAGGCTAAGAGATTACTTGGTAGATTATTATTAGGTGAAAAATTAGCTGAAAAACCAAAGCTTAATCAGATGGGTCTATTCAAGATTCAAGGACAATGGTTCACTAATAGAGATACTACAAAAGATACTGACCTGGATTTAAAAGGTTACTTATCTTGTAAAGTAATTGGATTCAGTAGTTATGTAGATTACTCACCTATTAAAATAGAGTTTCCTACATATGATGAGTCAGGTGAAGTAGTAATTGTGTCCACAGGATTAGACTATGATGAATTCATCTGGTTAGAAGAAGATAAAACAATTCTTGCAGAATTTTAAAGATAGTATCTGAGTATACTACATGACCAGAAAAAATAATAAATTGGGGAGTATTGATTATTCCCCATTATTATTTTTAGCTATATAGTGTCATAATAATATCCTAAAATATGTATATTTTATATATATGTATTAAATTTAGGCATATTTATAAATAATGCTATATCAGTTACCAAATGGTCGTGTAATCAACATCACAATAGAACAGTATTTGTCTATGAGTGATTCTGATGTTCAGTATTTATTATGTGCTAATGCAGGTGAAGCTATTCACAATCCTTTTACTAGTTCTGCATTAGATGAAAATTCCACAGAAAAGCAAAAAGAATATGATTTCTCATTCATCCCAGATGATGAAGAGGATGTAAAAGAAATATCACTGGAAGATTTAACTCCAGATGATATTGATCTTATTGACAACATTGAGTTATAATACTCACTGAAAAAGGAAGAGAGTAATCCTATTTAACATACTCTACAATCAATTAAAAAATAAAATAAGTATTTAACCGTAAAAAACATGTGTTATGGAATCAAAAGTAAAAGTAACTGGTGATGAACTAGGTAATGTAATTCACCAATCAGCTAACAATCCTGAGTATGGATATGTTAGAGTAGAACAAATCAGAAGTATTTATGATGACAATAGCTTTTTAAGAAGAAAAGTTATTAGTGCTTTAATCATTGGTACAATGGATGATTTAAAAGATGAGAATTATTATGTAGGTCAAGAATTGCCTGGTAAAATTGTTATCCGTGAATCATTAAACCCTACTAATAAAAAAGATCACACAAAAAACATCAAAACTGCAGGTAATACTGATATAGTTTGTAAAGTAGAAGGTAAACCTGTTTATAGAAAAACAATTTATACAATTCTTGATGATGTAAGTGATGTATTAGTAAAACATGATAATGTGGATGAAATTAAAGCAGCTAATAATGAAACAGTTAGGTTATCTGCAATCCGTCCTGAAGTATCTGATGAGTTCAAAATTTAATTAAGGTATATAAAATCAACAATGTATACAGGGGTGGTATAAAAGCCATCCCTTTTTTATTAATGGAAAATCCTAATGGTCATGGAGATACAAGAAAAAAAATTAGAGTACAAAGGTAAGATGGAGTCTTACCAACTATATAAGGGAGATACTTATATGGAATATGAAAAAGATAATTATAATGATTATCAAAATCATTTATATAAACGTGCCTTACATGGTTTAAGTGCATTTACTGAAGCTGAGTTAGCTACTATGTGTAGTAAAAAGAAACAAAGAGTAAGTAAAGTTTATATGAAAGGTCAAAATGTGATTAACCTGTATAAGCAAAAGTTAACTAATGCTTATAGTAATTTTATATTCAAGACATTGTTTCCTGAAAGTCCTTTGACACAGTTTCTTATGGAGACTGAAGAGACAGATGTTGAGTTTAAGAATACATTGACATTCAAAGATTTAGGTATTACTAAAGATCAGATAGTAGGTTTATTTATAACTGAAGGTCTTTTACCTAAAAACTTTCATGACTTGAAAAGAGACATAAATGCTTTACCAAGATTAAGAAGTAAATAGTCATGGATTATAAAATTTGTAATAAATGCAGTGATACTTTAGCTGCTACAACTGAATATTTTTATGCTGATAAAAATGCAAAATATGGTGTAAAAGCTGTTTGTAAAAAATGCATAGCAGAAGGATTTAAAAAAAAATATATTCCAGTTTGTAAAAAAACAGAAAAACAGTGTAATAAATGTAAAGAAGTATTCCCTTTAACAGGGGAATACTTTTATACAAAAACTACTAAAAAGGGTACAATAATAAAAGGTAAACCTTTAAGTAAAGATTCTACATCTTTTAGTTCAGTATGTAAAAAATGTGATATTGTTGAATCATTACTAAGGTATAGAAAAAAACTAATGATAAAGTATAATGTTTCAACAGATAAAGAATTAGATGAAATAATAAATGCAAAATTAAAAATAAAATCTGATAAACTTAAAAATAAAGCTTTAAAAGGTAAACCTAAATCATTAAGAAAATATGACTATCCTGAAAATATTACTAGAAAAGAAATGGATAGAATTAGAATAATTAAAGATATGGGATATGAACCTGAAACTTATGATATTGAGTGGAAAAAAAGATGGTTGGAAAAAGCAAAAGCTAGTAGAAAATATACTTATCCTGATGGATATGATAAAATACCACAAGCATTAAGAAATAAAATGCAAATTGAAAATTTAACAGATGCATATATAGCAAATAGATTAGGTTTTAAATTAAATGATATACCATCAGAGATATTAGAAATTAAACGTAAACAATTAAAATTTTATAGACATGTCAAGAGTAAAAAAGATCAAATCCGTAACAATAAGTGATGTAAGAATGCAATTACTTAATATTGCTGATTCAACAGCTATGTTATATGATTCAACAGATGACCTTAAAGCTGCAGAACTAGCTTTAAAATCATATAATGGAGCTGTAAATGCAGCTAAAGTACAATTAATGTATAAAAAATTAACAGGTGCACCAAGCATGATAGATTTTTTAGAAGATTAATCTTAATGGAAAAGAAAAAAAAGTACTGCTCAGGGTGTGATTCTGAGCAGTATATTTGGAAGCATGACCGTTTAACAGGTCATAGATATTGCAAAAACTGTTGGGGTAAGATACAATCTAAAGATCCAGATCATAAGGTTATACCTCAAGTATCAGCTAAAAGAAAAAAGCTTGATGCTGAGTATCTACAACTAAGAGCTAAACATCTTGAGAAACATCCACTATGTGAAATTAAAGTAGCTGGTTGTACTAATATTGGTACAGACATTCACCATAAATTTTCCGGTGCTGACAGAAGTGCCTTTTATTTAATTCAAAGTACGTGGGCTGTAACATGCCGCAACTGTCATTCATGGGTACACTCTAACAGTAAAGAAGCCCGTATCTTAGGATGGCTTAAATAATTTAGAATAAAATGAAGCAAAAACAAAGATGGTTAGATGTTTACTTAGGTAAATATAGATGGTATAGAAATCTAAGAGGGGGAACTTGGTATCTTCATCAATTTACAATTCATGCAGAAGAATTAACATTTAGTAAAGGAGATACCTTTTGGGCAAGATATGGTAAATTAAATAGATACACAAATGTAATTGAGCAAGAACAATGGGTTGGTTAAAATAGACTGAAAATGACAAAAGAAGAAATACAAAACAGCAATTCAAGTAAAAAGTCTCAGTTGCAACATGAAATAGCACACTTAAGATTACAAGTAAATTCTACATATGGTATACTTGGAGGATTTCCTACAGTTGAGCAAATAACTGAGATGTATGATAAAATAGCTAAGTTGCGGGAAGAGTTAAAAAATTTAAAATCAGAATAAGATGACAAGAGAAGAAATACAAATGGCATCATTAGAAGCTACTGATAAGAAAAGAAAATGTGGATTATCATTAGCAACTGGTATTGGTAAGACTTTAGTAGGTCTTATGCATATGGAAAGAAACTTGACTCCATTGATGAGTGTACTTATAGTAGCTCCAAAGCTAAGTGTATTTACATCTTGGCGTACTGAAGCTGTAAAGTTTAATAAATCTCACTTAATGGATAATGTAAGGTTTACAACTTATTTAAGTTTAAACAAGCTAGATCCAAGAGAGTTTGATATGATATACTTTGATGAAGCGCATTCATTGCTCCCATCACATAGAGAATTTTTAGATGAGTATGAAGGTAAGATCTTAGGTCTTACCGGTACTCCTCCTAAAATGGTACATAGTGAAAAAGGAGAAATGATGCAGGAGTTTTACCCTATAGTGTATGAATATCTTACTGATGATGCTATTAATGATAATATCTTAAATGATTATAAAATCATTGTGCATCAGATTAAGCTAGACAATACTAATAAGAATGTTAAAGCTGGTAGTAAGTTTAAACCATTCTTTACTACTGAGCTAGCTAACTACCAGTATTGGTGCAATAGGATAGAATCATCACGTCCGGGAAAAGAGCAGCAAATTTCAAGAGTAATGAGGATGAAAGCTATGATGGCTTTCCCTAGTAAAGAAAAGTATGCTAAACTATTGAGTAACTCAATTAAGTCTAAGTGTATAATCTTTGCTAATACTCAAGAACAAGCTGATTTATTATGTACGCACAGTTATCATAGTACTAATCCAGACTCTAATGAGAATCTTGATATGTTTAAGTCAGGTGATATTACTAAGCTATCTTGTGTACTACAATTAAGTGAGGGTATTAATATTCCTAATCTTAAACAGGGTATAATCTTACATGCTTATGGTAATGAACGTAAGAGCAACCAACGTATCGGGAGAATGTTAAGGCTTTCACCAGATGAAACAGCTACTATTCACATTCTATGTTACATGGATACTATAGATGAGAAATGGGTAACTGAAGCAATATCTAATTTGGACCAGGATAAAATAGAGTGGAAAGATTTTAATATTAAACTATAAAAGCATTTGAGATATGTATATAAGAGATTTATTTGATATTTTATCAAAAAGTGAGAAAGAATTAATGTATGATCTATGTAGAATATGGAAAAAACAAGAAGAAGATAAAAGAAAAAAGCTAAGAGAGGAAAATAAAAAAATATTATTAGAATTAAGTGATAATAAAATAAGTGCAAGATTATTAACAGCTCTATTAGATTACTATTATGATAAAAAAGTAAATGAAGAACTTGAGCTTGAACATATTTATTTAAAAAATGTGAGAAATATTGGTAAAGTAGGTATAAAAGAGTTTAATAAATTATTTCTATAACTATGAGTCCAAAAAAGAAAGCAAAAGAGTTGTTTAAAAAATACTCTAAAGGTAAAGATGAATGGGGATGGGCTTTATGTGAATTTGATAGTTGTGCTAAAAAATGTGCTATGATTGCAGTTGAACAAACAATATTAGCACTTAAACAAGCTAGGCAATGGACTGAGTATTTATCTTCAGCTTTTGCAGATATTGATAATGACATGAATTATTGGATAAATGTACACAAAGAACTAGAAAAGTTATGACAGCAAAAGAGAAAGCAAAAGAGTTATTTGATTATCATTATTATTGTTTAGTGCAGTCTAATATCACAAAGAGAGGTTATTGGGCTCAACAGTGTGCATTGATTACAGTTGATCAGATAATGAAACAGTTTATAGAAATCCATAATAAGTTTAAAGAGTCTGAAATCATTGATGGAGATGTTAAAGAAACAGCAAATTATATTTATTGGAGAGAAGTCAAAAAAGAGCTAGAAAGCTATGAGGATTCACATTGAGATAAGAAATGATATTGACCCTGCTCTTGCACTTACTAAAGTAAAACAAGTAATTGAGCAGGGTAAAATATCTAATGATGGTAAAAACTATTGTTGGCTAACTGAGTGGACTGATGGTATTGTAGTATACACAAGAGATAATAGAAAATCAGACTGCTTTGTGGTCTATAAAAAAGGAGAATATGGCAAATAAAACAGCAGTAGAGTGGTTAATTGATGAATTGCAATCATTAGGTATTTACAGTTCAACACTTAAAGAAAAATGTGAACAAGCTAAAGAAATGGAGAAAGTTCAAATAATGAATGCTTATATAGTAGGTGACGTTAATGGAGTTGAATCAATGATTGATAATGACTTTGAAATAATAGGTCCTGTAGAGTATTATAATACAACTTATAAATCTGAAGATGATGGAAAAGAATTATAAAGTAGGTGATGTTATAACATTACCTGATAATAAAAGAGATATGTTTCTAAATAAGGTTGGCGGCTTAAATGTTGAAATATTAGCATTCTTAGAGGATATGGGAAACTTTAAAGTAACTAGAGTAAAATTTATATCAACGGGTAATACCACAAAAATATTATTATGAAACAGTATATACCATACATATTAATACTACTAATAGCCTATTTTATAGCAGGATTTATTAGAATGCAGTTTAATCCTGCATATTGGGATAAAGATTCAAGAATAGCATTAATAGTTGTATCAGGAGGATCAATGATTATATATAGAATCTTTAAACTTATGGAATAATGAAAGCAAAACTAATTAAAAAAGAAGATGATTTTTATTCACTAAGGGTAGATGGAATTGTTATGGCTACATCAAACGGTATGTTAGTTGATTATAAACTATCCAAACAAAACTGTGATGAGATATTTGGAGTTGTTAATGTTGAAAAGTTGGCTGAGGATTTTGTGCGTGATATTTTTGGTGAAGATAAAAAAGAAATTGACTTATCTAATGGTGCAGTTCTTTGTTTTATCAGAGGGTTTAACAAAGCAATGGAGCTTCAAAAAGATAAGTTATACACTATTGAAGATGTAAAGAAAGCAATTGAGTATGGTATTCAAAGTGTTTTACAAGCAGTTCCTGGTGTTACATCTACAGAATCTATTTTAGCTCGTTATAATTATCAACAATCAACAGAAATAGAGGTTGAGATTGAAATGGAATGTTGTGGTAATTATGTTCCGTGTAATATAAATTGTACATGTCAACGTGAGCTAAAATTAGATAAAGATGGTTGTTTAATACTAAAGAAATTATGAAAAATAACTATAAAATATCAGACGCATTAATGAATATGTTAATGGACAAGTATGGTGTAATCATACTTAGAATTGGACAACCAAGTGAGAAACAAGAGGCAATGTTTTTTGATGGGATGTATTACAGAATGTGGTTTGACCCAATACATGAAAAAGAAGGGGGTTTAATAGGTTCTGTTTATAGAGTTGAACCTAAACATGGAGGCGCAAAAGGAACTACTTATAGAGCTGAAATTCATGATGATGATGATGTTGAAAAAATGTTTCAATCAATAAGTCCAAAACCTTCAAGAAGTTGTTTAATACTGAAGAAATCATGAAAGAAAGTGATTTAATATTAGTCATAGCTTGGCTCATTGGTACTATAATTACATGGACTTTTAGTATTTATTGGTATAAACAATATGAACCTACTGAAGAAAAATCAAGGGATCTGTATGGTAAATTATTACTTGGCTTATCTCCTTTAGCAATTGGTGTAACAATATTTGCTTTTGCAGGTGGTATAACTTATCTATTATTAATAGTAATACCTAATTATTTAAAAAAGAAATCATGATTGAAATAGGTTATAAGTGGTCAATGATATGTTTTATCATCTGGATGCTGTGTACATTATTAGTAACTGTCATATCAATTAAGAATATGGTGATAAGCTATAAAGCAAAGAATAAAGATGATTTTAAAAGTGCTATAACACTTCTTGTATTAGGTCTTCTGCCAACTACGCCCATAATATTAATAGGATCTTTATTATGGGCTTTGGCATTAGACTTACGGGATCTATTTGATAACTGGTTAGATAAAAAATTTAAATGAAATAAACTATGAAGAATATAATTATAAAACACTTAAAAACTATTGGTGTGATAATAGGTTATGTGCTGGTACTTAAAGTATTATATTATTTATTTATAGTTAATCCAGAAGCTACAGTTCTTGGCGCATTCACTATAGGTGCCATGTTTGTGTATGGTATGGTGTACTGGGCAGTAAATAGTAATAATAAAAAGAAATGATATGAAAAATATATTTGTAGTACCCACAACGGATGCAACTAGGTTAATGAGAATGTTTGATCATGATAGAGATGAATTAGAATTATCTTTGCAATGTTGTGGATGGCAATATGGAGTGCATGTTAATATCACTTCTTATGAAGAGATTAAAGAAGGTGATTGGTGTATTGATTTAGATACTGATAATGTATTTAGATTAGGTAATTGGACAACTGGTAGAGCTGTAAAAATTATCCTAACAACAGCTCCAACTCTCATAGCAGATGGTGTTCAAGCTATAAATAGTGAATTTTTAGAATGGTTTATTGATAATCCTACTTGTGAGTTTGTGGAGATTCAGAAAACCTTAGTAACAAATTCTGGTTTAGCATATAAAGAATATGCTATATTAAGTCCTGACTTTATAGTTTTAGAAGTACATGCTAATATACCACAATCTCATTATGTAGTTGGTCAAACTACAGAGTTAGATGACTATGAATATGATACTAACTATAAAATCATCATACCACAAGAAGAACCTAAGACAAATTTAGAAAAATTACCATTTCCCAAGTTAGTTGAGGAGTTTGCTAATTATTATAAAAAAGTTCCATTAGTAGAAGAATCTAAACAAGAAACATTAGAAGAAGCTGCTCTAAAGTACAAAAATTTAAAGTTACCTGATGATTTATATGATGCTTTCATAAGAGGTGCTAATTGGAAAGCTGAATGTAGTTATAGTGAGGAAGAACCTGACTATGATAAAATTAAAGAAGCATTTGTGGAAATGAGAAAAATACCAATGACATTTTCTCCTGATGAAAGAATGTATTCAGAAGAAGAAGTGATTGAGATATTAACAGCAAGATGTAAACACTTTGGTACTAATATTGAACCCTTTAATAAATTACTTCTTAAGCAAGATTTAGAATGGTTTGAACAATTTAAAAAGAAATAGTATGGAAAAAGAATTAGAAAATTTTACACTCTCTTATTTGGGGATTAATAATTTTGATGATGTTAGAAAGTTTACTATAATGATGAAGTCTTTTATAGAGAACTCACTATTTATTAAGGTAAAGAAAAAGGAAGATCAAATTGAAGCATTAAAATATGCTATCCAATGTAATGAGGTTTATCAAGATTACCAAAATAGAGAGTTAGTAAAGTTACTTGAAGCAGAAATAGAAGATTTAAAGAAATAGTTATGGAATTAGCTCACATTATACTAATTATATGCCCTTTATGGAGTATAGCTATTAGTTTATCCTTTATTTTAAAAGAATTAAAAAAAAAGTAGTATGACAACTTATTTAGTAACTACTGAGTTAAGAACCACTTTATGGGTAAGAGTTTGTAGATTTTTTAAACTTAAGAAAAAACGTGAAGAGTTTTACATAACATTTAATTATGAGGGTTATGTTAAAGGTGATACATTAAAGTTAGATTATAACACTACTGGATTAATACTTAAAAAGAAATAATATGAAACCAGTACACATGATAATCATACAACGTACAGGTAATGCAAAAGAGTTAACAGCTGAAGAAATCAATACAATGATTACTGATAACAGGCTGTTAACTGAAGAGTATGAACAAAGTAAAAAGAAAAGCATGAAAACAATCACAAAAGCAGTGATACCGCTATCAGATATCCCTGTAGAACTAAGAAAAAATCCAATATTCAAAAATGTAAAAGTACATACATACATTGAGTGTCACATGGAAGGTAAAGGTAAAGAATCAGATGATGATTTAACAGCATGGTTGCGTGAAATGTATCCAACATTGACAAGAAAAATTAGTTTTTTAATACACATAAATGTATAATATGGAAAAGGTACCAACAGCATTAGAACTATTTCAAAAGGGTGAGTTTACAAAAATACAAGATGCAATGATTGAATTTGCTAAAATACACGTACAAGCTGCAATAAAAGAAGCAAGTGAAAAAGCTAAATTAGCTAAAGCCTTTGACTATGGTAGTTACTATGAACCAACAGCCAAGTTTAAACCTATTGATGAAAAAGTGGTTGTAAAAGAAAGCTATGGTCATGGTGATTCAGGTTATGAAGCTGTAAAAGTTGATGTAGATTCAATTTTAAACAGTTATCCGCTAGAAAACATTAAGTAATATGGAAAAGATACCAACAGCTTGTGAATTCATAACAAGTACTCCAGGCCACTTAACCGGAGATGTAGATGATGAAACACTTATGATTGAATTTGCTAAACTACACGTAGAAGAAGCTTTGAAGGCGGCAAGTAAAAAGAGCAAAGCAAAAGAAGGTCAAATTACAGATTATAAATTGACTAATTCAATATTAAAAAGTTATCCACTAGATAATATAAAGTAGTATGAAAAGAGAAAAAATAGTAACAGCAGTAATATCTTTTATACTTGGTTTTACAATTACAAGTATAATTACATATTATTTAATTAATTGATTATGAAAAATGGAGAATGCGGTGCTTTTGCTAAATACGGTGAAGGTGAACATCAAAGAGGGTTAACTAAACGTGAATATTTTGCTGGATTAGCAATGCAAGGGTTATTAACAAGAGTACCTGAAAGAGATAATAATAAAGTTGACTTAGGCATTTTAGAATCTATAAGAATAGTAGAAGAGTCTGTATTAATAGCAGATGCATTATTAAAAGAATTAGAGAAAGATGGCAGCATATGATCCAGATAATATCAGATTTATAAGAGCAGTAGTAAAAATATCAAGTGCTCTGTATGATATTGATGAAATGAAAAAGAGTAAAAAGTTTAAGTATAGCATGAAAATAGATGTTAGCAAGTGGCATGAATGGTCTGAAGATTATATCAAAGAACCTATGAATGTATTTGGTAATACTGATGTAAATGCGTTAATGGATTTGATAGAGTTATTTGATGACTACAGTAATAAAATCTTTATAAAAAGTGAGTTCAATACAAGATTAAACTTATTTTTAGCTAAAATTGAGTCAGCAAAGTGGGATTTAATCCAACTTGCAGATGAAAATAAAGCTAGAATGCAAGTATTAATTAGTAATATTGATGACTTGATTAATAAAGGTTACTTTAAGTCATATAAAAACTATGTAGATCCGTATGGTAAAGGTTATATTGATATTGTTGACTCTATGAATAGACTTGGTGAGACAATAATAATTGGAACTAAACCAGAAAATGTGTAAATTTAAAGCGTAAAACTATGGTATTGGAAAAGACACATAAAATAACATTGTATAATGATAATAAGCATGACTTTTTATATGTTATTGCGTGTCTTATACGTTTTTGTAAACATACACCTGATCAAGCAGAACAGTGTGCTGTAATAGTGGATAAAAAGGGTTCATATGATATTAAATCAGGATCCTTTGATGATATGTTTGAGATTTTAAGAGATCTTGAGAATATGGAATTAAAAGTTGAGATGAATGAGAGTAGTATGCATAAATAATTAATTTTTTGTATCTTTATGATATGAAAAAGACAATTGTTTACACACTAGAAGATCCTAGAAATAATTCTATAAGATATATTGGTATAACATCATCAATATTGTCTACTAGATTATCACATCATTGTACTGTATTAAAAGGTTATAATTATAAAATTAATTGGATAAAAAAGTTAAAAAAATTAAACTTAAAACCAATTATAAAAGAGTTGGATGTATGTGATAGTTTTGAGGAAGCTTTGTATTTTGAGAGATATTGGATAAAACAGTTTAAATGTTGGGGGTTTACATTAGTGAATTCAACTGAAGGTGGGGAAGGTGCATTAGGTTATAAACATACACAAGCCTCAATGAAAAAAATGAAAGAGTTATCTGCAAAAAGGCCTAAAAAACCTAAAATAGTAAGAATGACTAAAGTTGAAAAGTATGTGCATTTGTCACAAAAATTATCAAAACCTTTACTTGAATATAACTCAAATGGTGATTTTATAAAAGAATGGAAGTCACAACTTGAGGCAAGCAAATATTATAAGATAAGACCCACTGGAATTGGGCATGCTTTGAGAGATTTAAACAGAATGTGTAATAACTCATTTTGGAGAAGAAAAGATGATGCTAATATTGAATTAAAAATTGATGTAAATCCATATATTGGTAATAAAAATACATTATACGTTTTAAATGTATTGACTAATGAGTTACAAGTTTTTAAATCAAATATGGATGCATTTAAAGTAATTGGAAGACCTTCAGATCCTTCAAAGTATATCAATAAAATTAATTTATTTAAAAAACAATTTAAACTTTATAGTGATGCGTGTGATTTGTATAAACAATAACAATAAGCCAGATAAGATTCCTGCTGTACAATGGCCAGAGAAAGGAAAAGCTTATACTGTAGTAAGAGCTGTTAAAATGGGTATTCAAGCTAATACAATTGGATTTGACTTAGAAGAGATAAACTTACAAGGATGTTTTCCTTATGAGTATTATGACGCTAAGAGATTTTTACCTGAAGATATGGTAAGCCAAGAAGATGTAGCTGTAGAAGTAATTGAAGAGGAATTAGAATTAGTATGACAGATTATACCAAACAGGATATAATTGATGAACTATTAAAAATCAGCACTGAGCCAAAAACAAGAGAAGCTCATATCATAGATAAAAGAAACTATTTAGTTGCTATTCTGCATTATAAATTTAATATGACAGAAGAAGCAATTTCTCCATATACTAATCTTTATAGTAGAAGTAGTATAAATCATGCTAAAAGAAAAGCATATGAGTTATATATACTTGGAGATAAGTTGTTTTTTAAAAATATTGATGAGATGCTCAAAAGGTATCCGTGTGATTTTAATAAGCTTAAGGTTGTAATCAATAAGTATACTAAGAGTGAAAACAAAAAGATTACACAAACACCTATATCAATTGTATTAAATAAAAGTGCATCCAGAAGACTTAATAGTTATATGACTATTAAAAAAATAAGTACTCCTGAAGAAGCAGTTAAAAAATTAATCACATCTGTGTTAAAATTATGGGAAGAGTAAAGGAAATCTATATGGATATGATAAATGAATATGGTCATGTGGATGATATCCCAAATGACATCAGTTTATCAGACTACATAGCTAAAAAGAAACAAGATGAAGAGAGAGAAGAAAAAAGTGGAGAACAGTAACATTAAAACTGTCTGTTGTAATGCAGACTGGTATATAAAGTCAAGAGGTAATTATAGATGTGAAAAGTGTGATGATGATGTTACATTACATATTGTACTAGCTCAGATGGCAAGTGAAGAATCTGAAAATAAATAGTTATGAAAACACTAGAAGAAGCCGCTGAAAACTATGGATGGAAAATTAAAAGAAATCCATTTTCAGATAGAGTAAAAGCAAATGAATTGGCAGACTCAGCTAAACAAGATTTTATTTCTGGTGCTAATTGGCAAGCTGAAAGAATGTATAGTGAGGAAGAATTAAGAAAAGCCTTTCATGTTGGTAGATTATATCAAGGTAGAGAAGGTGATACTAATTTTGATAAATGGTTTGAACAGTTTAAAAAGAAATAGTTATGGCAGAAGTAAATGTAAATATAGATGTTGATGTAGACATTGATGTAGATGACTTTATGGGTAATTGTACTGAAGAAGAGATTACTGAAGTGATTGAATATTTAGTTGATAGAGAAAAGATTAAACCTAAACACTTTACTCCTGAAGAATATTTAAATACTTTAGATAGTACTGAAGTAGTAGAAGTACAAGATTGGTTGTTTCAAAGACAAAATGATACACTTCTTA